TATTAGTACCGCTCAGTATAACAAGGATAAAGAGTAAGCTATAAGTGGCAGTTTGCCAGTTAAGCATATAAGACAGGAAAGTCTATAATCGTAACGACATGACAAGTCGCTAAAACGGACTTAAAGACAGGGAAGTCTATAATCGCAAGGAGTAAGACATGAAGTTTGATACCGCTAAGATCGTGGGGTTTGAGGAAATGACCCCGGAAGAAAAAGTCAAGGCCCTTCTTGACTTTGAGATTGAAGTCCCCGTTGCGAAAGAAAGCGACGATGCTGTAAAGCTTAAGACCGCTCTTTCTAAGGCCAATTCTGAAGCGGCTGAATACCGCAGAATGCTAAGAGAGAAGCAGACGGAAGCAGAGAGAGCAGAGTCGGAACGAAAGGAACGAGAGGCTGCAATCGAAGAAGAACTGCGCACCCTGCGCAGAGACAAGACCGTGAGCGGTTATGTCGCGACGTGTCTTGCCCTTGGTTACGACAAAGACCTTGCTCTCCGTGCGGCAGAGGCAATGGCAGACAATGATGCCGCAACCGTCCTTGCTTGTCAGCAGGACTTCCTAAGTGCCAAGAAGAAAGAGCTTGAAGCGGCTGCGCTTAACAAACAGCCCGGTCTGACTTCTGGTGCTACCCCCACAGCACAGGATGCCGAAAAGAATGCGCTGAATGAAAAGCGCAAATGGTTCGGACTCCCCCCAATTTAATTAAAAAGGAGAATGCCTCATGGCAACTACTGTTGCTCCCGCTATTTCCAATAGCATCGGCCTTGCTGCCGAATATCTGCCCCTTCTGGACGAAGTTTACAAAGCCGAATCGAAGACCGCTATCCTTGATACCGCGCAGGATCGCGTCCGCTGGTCGAACGATACTCAGTCCTTCTATCTGTTTGAGACTGATATGGTTGGCCTTGGTGACTACTCCCGCAACGGTGGTTTCGTCCGTGGTGACGTAACTGCTTCTTGGAGGCAGTACACCCCGCAGTATGACCGCGCTCGTCAGTTCCTCGTTGACCGTCTGGACAATGCTGAGAGCATGGGCATGGCGTTCGGCACTCTTGCCAGCGAGTTCATGCGCACTAAGGTCATCCCCGAAGTGGACGCAATCAGAATGCGTGATTATAGCAAGAATGCGTCCAACTCCATGAAGACCGCTGAGAACATCAGCACCGGCAGCGGCGCGGTTGCCGCTATCGACCTTGGTGTTGAGAAACTCGACGATGCTGAAGTCCCGTATGAGGGCCGCATCCTGTTCGTTTCTCCGACCATGTATAAGTATCTCAAGGCGGGCATCACCCGTTACACCATGAACGGCGAGAACGGTATCGACTACAACGTTGAAATGTACAACGATATGCGTGTCATCACCGTCCCCTCTGGTCGGTTCAATACCGCTATCACTCTGGGCCAGCCCTCTGCCCACGACGGTGCTGGTGGTTATACCACGACCGGCTCCACGATTAACTTCATGATTGTTCATCCCTCTGCGGTCATGCAGGTCATGAAGCTTGCCAATCCGCGCATCTTCTCCCCTGAAGTTGTGCAGGAAGCGGATGCTTGGCAGTTTGACTTCCGCCAGTATCATGGTTGCTGGGTCAAGCACCAGAAGGCCAACGGCATCTACGTCAACGCCCCGACCGTCGTTTCCGCCTAAACAAACAAAGGGGAGCGGCCCAAACCGCTCCCCGCTTGTTAAGGAGTGTTGCTCATGACAAACGCACAAAAGCTGGAAATCCTACAGACACTCCTTCTGGACGGGGGAGATGTCCCCGATGTCAATACGCTTAACACTTATCTTGCTATCTCTGGGCAGGAAATCCTGTCGTGGATGTACCACCTTGTCGGCGGAATCCCGGAAGATGTAACGGAAGTTCCTGTGCGTTATGACGGTACGCAGATTTACGCTGTCCTTGCTGGATACACCCATGCCGGTGCTGAAGGTGAACAGAATCACGTTGAGAACGGTGTAACCAGACGGTTTATCTACGAAGACATGATTGGGTACATCCACAACCATGTTCTCCCGTATGTGAGAGTTGGTGCTGTAACGTGAGGACGCTACAGCGAAATAAGAGAGTCCTTTACTATGCGCTTTATAAGGGTCTAACGGACGTTAAGGATACGGACGGCAACTATACGGGGGAGAAGGAAGTAACCTATTATGCCCCGGTGAAAGTCCGTATGAATATCTCTGGTGGCAGGGGCCGCGCAGAGATTGAGATGTTCGGTGTTGACAATCCTTTCACGCACACAGTCGTTACGGACGATCTGCTGACTCCCTTTGATACAGATACCATCTGGTGGTTTGGTCGTGGCCCTTGTAACGCCATTGCCGGTGTTGCGCGGGCAGGTATCTCTATCGTCGGCAACAGCAAAGACGCACCGTACAACTTCCGCTGTACCGGGGTGTCCCGCACAATCAATCAAGTCGTGATTGCTCTGGAAGAAGTGAAAGTGACCGATGAGGCATCTTACTCTTGAGATTTCCCCTTCAAGCTGTGCAGACGTTCTGGAAGCATTGAAGGTCTACAAGCGGGATGTTAAGTCAGCATTGACTGAAGTGTGCAGACGCTTGGCTGAGATTGGTGCGGAAGAAGCACGACTGTGGGCAAGTGGTGGCATGGCAACGGGCAACGACGATGTGACCATCACTACTGCCGCTATTAGAAACGGTAGCAAGATAGTAATGTCTGGTGAGGACATCTACTTCGTAGAGTTCGGTGCAGGTGACTTTGCCGGGTCGTATCCGGGTGATACGTCAATGGTAAGCGTAGACATCAGACCGGGTTCTTGGTCAGAGACGCATACCAGACAGTATTACGACAATGGCTTTTGGTACTACGGTGGAGTACGGTACGCGGGGATTCTTCCGCTCATGCCTCTGTACCATGCCGGTCAGAAGATGAGGGCTGAAAAGCCCCGTATCATGAGAGAGGTGTTCGGCAGGTTATGATTTACTCAAGAAATGCGGTCTTTACCGCTGTACAGGCAGACATACTTGCCGCGCACTCTGGCACTTACGTTACCAGTCGGTTTACAGACAAGCCCGCTTCGTTCCCGTCCGTTCTTATCCGCGAGATTGACCGCACCAGACCCGTCCAGAACATACAGCTTGATTTTGCGGATGTCCAATGGGAATCCGTCTTTGAGGCACAGGTTGTGAGCGCAAAAGTGAACACAGCCGCTTCAGAAGCATATAGCATTATGAACACGGTTCGCAATGCTTTTAATAACCTCTTCTACTATGAGTATTCAGAAGTACCCATAGATGGGGGAGACACTTTTACCGTTATCGGCAGGTTCCGTCGCATAATTGGTGGTGGAGACACTATGCCGACCAAATCTAATTAAAGGAGATAATGCCCTATGGCAAATGCTGTCAGTACCGCTGGCATGAACGTACTTTGGGCTGTGGAGCAGACCGCAGGGACTCGTCCGACTACGGCTTATACGAAGATTCCGGGCTGCAAAGCCATTCCCAGCATCTTTAACGACCCCAATACCCTTCAGTCCACTCCGCTGTCCGCGACCAAAAACCACACCTACATCGAAGGTTTGAATGATAGCGGTGGTTCCATCACTATCACGGTGAATGACTATACTGAATTCCGTACCGCTTGGGCCGCTTGCGTTACCGCTTACGGCAACCTGTCCGACGGGAAGAAGATGTGGTTTGAGATCGCCTATCCCGATGGTAGCGGTCTGGATTCCTTCTACTTCCCCGGTGAACCCCTCGAACTGGGATTTGGTGGTGCCGACGTTGATTCGGTGTTGGAGAACAATTGTAACATTCTTCCGCAGGGTGACTACACCTTCGCCTCTGCGTCCACTAACATCAGCGGTTGATTTGTGATTTAGGGGGCAGGGTTAACCTGCCCCGCAGATAAGGAGAACGAATATGAGTTCAAATACCCCTAAAGTTGAAAAACTTAAGCCCATGATTATTGAAGACCCGGATACGGGTCATGAGTACACTCTTGAGTTTACTCGCAAGACTGTGACGAAAGCAGAACAGGCCGGTCTGGACGTTAATCGCATGGAATCCTCTGCGATGACGATGCTCCCGAAACTGTTCTGGGCAGCTTTTCTTGCCCACCATCCGCACATGACGCAGGAGCAGACAGACAAGATTCTGTTTGATGGGCTGGGGGGTCTTAGCGAAGATGAGATGGGTTATCTTGGGAAACTGTATGCAGTTCCCTTTTCCACTCTCGTCTCCGGGACTGATGAGGGAAACCCTCGCAGGATGGCAGTAAAGTTCTGACAGAGGGAGAACCCTCTGCTGAACCGCTGCCGACATACGAAGAAATTTTTGAGGGGGCTTGTCCGCAGTTCATGGTCATGGGTATGACCTATGACCAATTCTGGAACGAGTCCCCTTATTTAGCAGTTGCTTACCGCGAAGCGTACAGACTTAAGCGCGAGACTGAGAATGAGCAAGCTTGGCTCCAAGGTTTGTACTTCTATGACGCTATTGCCGTCTGCTTAGCTAATGCCTTTGGAAAGAAGGGTGCGCAGAAGCAGAAGTATCTGGAACGTCCTATTGACATCTTCCCGCTGACTGAGCAAGAGAAGAAACGCAGGGAAGCGGAAGAAAATGCCAAGATGCAAAAGGCAATGGAAGAAATGGTGCGTAGGCAACGGCTCCAACGTAAAAAGGGTGATTAAATGGCAGATACAATCGAAACCCTTGAAATAGAAGTAAAGCACAGCGCAACAGGCGCGGCGGATGAATTAAATAGAGTTGTAACTGCTGTTCGTAACTTATCCAAGGCACTCGGTACTTGTTTGCCCCGAATGGTTGAATTCAATGAGGCATTGCGGGGCTTTAAGGGAAACATTGCTCTTGTTGATGTTCACGGGAACAACGTTTCCAATACATTCAACAAAGTCAGTACGGCAACGGGTAAAGCGTCAAGCGGATTCAAAGACCTTGCGAAACAGGTAAGTAAGGCTAAAGGCCCCTTAGAGAATCTGGTTTCCTCACTTAAGCGGATTGCTTTCTATCGTGTTATTCGTAGCGTTATTAAGGCAATCAGCAAAGCGTTTAAGGAAGGATCGGAAGATGCTTACTTCTTCTCTCAGAGCATAACCACAGCGGGCCACAGATTTGCCGCAGCACTTGATAACATGTCAACCAAGTCGCTAACGATGAAGAATCAGTTGGGCGCGGCATGGAACGCTTTGCTTACGCTGATTTCTCCTATCATTAATGCGTTGATTGACTTGGTGACTCGGTTTGCCAACGCCATGACGCAGTTGCTTTCTGTCTTTACTGGCGGGACGTATCTCAAAGCTGTTGATTACCCGGCTCAATGGGCGGAGAACGCTAACAAGGCCGGGAAAGCCGCGAAAGAGTGGAAGAACCAACTGCTCGGCTTTGACGAGATTAACCGTCTGGAAGAACCGAGCAACGGTGGTGGGAGCGGCAAGACTGAAGCTGATCCTACCAAGATGTTCCAAGACACGGAGATTGACGGTATCTTTAAAAAACTCAAGAACCGTGTAGACGAACTTAGGAACAGTTTGGACTTCGGGCCGCTGAAGAAGTCATGGGAAGAACTAAAGAAGTCCGTTGGCGAACTTGTTGATTTGATTGTTGAAGGTCTTGGCTGGGCATGGGATAACATTCTTGAGCCGATGACGCATTGGACAATCGAAAAGCTTTCTCCGACGTTTTTCACGTTGCTTTCTGCGGCGATCGGCTTATTTTCTGCTGCGCTTGTCTTTTTAAAGCCGTATGCCAAATGGTTTTGGGAGAATTTTCTGAAACCGCTTGCTGAGTATGTCGGTGATACCATTATCTGGTTCATTGAGAATCTGACGACAGTCATTAAAGGGCTTACGGAAGTCCTCAAAGGGGACAAGTCCTTTGGTGAGTTCCTTGAAACTCTCAATGGCGTACAGACGGCAATGCTTGCATTCCTTGCACTTCTGCTCGGAGCAACGATCTCTGGGATTTTCAAGGGTGTTGGTAATCTTATTACTTCTTTCCTTTCTACCCCTCTCGGCAAGCTTATCGTGATTATCATCCTTGCCAAGTACGCCTTTGACAAAGTTACAGAAGCAATCAATCTGTTTAATGAAGAAGGCAAGGTAACACCAGAGATTATCGGGAAGATTATGGAAGCACTCGGCGCGGTCGTGATTGTCATTGGCTTGTTTACAAGCCCGTGGGTAATCGCTGCCGGTGTTATCGTCTGGGCAATCGGATGGGTGCTTACGCATCTGGAAGAAATCAAAGACTGGTTGCAGAAGAACCACCCGAATCTTTACTGGTTCTGTGTTAATGCCGCAGACTGGTTTAGGGAAGCAAAGGATTCAATCGGCACTACCCTTGATGAACTTGGCTTTAGTTTTGGAAGCGCACTTGGTTCAATCGGTTTGCTGATTCTTGGATTTATAGTAGGTGGGCCTTGGGGTCTGCTCGTCTCTGCGATTGCCGTTGGTGTTTCGTGGATCATCCGTAATTGGGACAAGATTCAAGCGTGGTGTGACGAACACATTCCTTCCATTGAGGAAGCATGGCAATGGCTGAAAGATAACTTTGCAACCATTGTTACAGGCATAGCGCTCGGTGTGACAGCAATCCTTCTCGGCCCTTGGGGTTGGTTGGTCGTTGCTGTCGTTGCCGGTGTCGCGGCTATTGTGAAGAATTGGGATAAGATCGTCGCTTGGGTTGAGGAAAAATGCCCTTGGATAAGCAAGGCATGGGAAACAGTAAAAGACAATCTTGACCTTATTGTTGGCGCGATTGGCGTACTGTTTGCCG